GATTGTTCCAAACGCTTGTTTACGTCTCTGACCAATGGCATCAAACACAGTTGCATACTGCTGTTCAGCATCACTCTTGGCGTTGATGGCGGTCTGTTCATACCTCTTGGTATAGAAGGCCATCAAGTCCTTCTGGTACTGGACATTCCTTCTGTACTGTTCGTTGCGCTGAATCTGGAGCTGACGGGCGTATGCGTTTTGCCTTGATGCTTGAGACCTTGACATGCCGTATTGAGCGGCGGCCAATCCCAGTCCCATTAAAAGACCTAGTGCCATAGTGAAAACTCCTTAAACGGTTGTTTATGTTTGCCAATTAAATGTGTTGCTCCGAAACTAAAACCCAGCCAAGTTAGCCACTTGATCGTGAGTTCGTTTCGCTCATCAACTACGTTGAACAGCACACTGTAATTGAGCTTAAATTTATCTACTTCTCGCCTGCTAATGCGGCATATAGATATGGGGTAATTCTCTGCCAAGGTTGATGACAGCATCCAGATGCGACCTTTATCACCCTCAGGAACTACACCGTACATGCAGAGGATGCTGTCCTCATACAGTCCAGTGAAGCAGGGGCCATTCAGGTATCCCTGCATCAGGGCTGTACGGGGGCGTACTCCGAGTGCCTCTACTTCATCCCTATCCTCCTTACGGAAGTTTGGGTTGAGCTTTGTAATGTCCTGAAGTATCGAGGGTCTAACCCAGACTTTTGATTTATTCACCGCAGTCGCATTCTTCTTGAGGTTTGTTCCACTTCAAATTGTACTGCTTGGAAGTTACTTGGGAGGGGGGTATCGTTGATCAGTTCAATCTTTACTCGATCAGTTTGAGCAAAGACAGGTACTCTGAAGTCCCCATCCACTGAAGGGATGCTGTCCACACTGGCTGATCCATCACCTAACTGCCTACCTGTGAAGACATAGCTGCTCTCTGTGTTGTACTCAGGAGTAACCTTGACAGTGAACACAGCAGTGTCGGCAAACAGGACAGTCATGTATCTGATCTGAGTCCTGTTCTGGGCGGTTGAAGGGATCATGGTCTGATTTGCTTGGAAGTTGTTGGTCTTCATGATGGGCTTAGAAAGCTCATAGCGCATCGTGTAGTTCTCACCGATGTAAACAGGTGTTGATGAATGGTCACCTCGTGCGCTAACTGATCCCGCAGCTCTGTCTGTTACTTGTAGCTGTAGTCCTGCGTGGGTAATAACCACTGATGTTGCTGACGGCGTGTACTCAAATCCAGTCCAAGTAGTCTTGTCTGTTGTCGCTGAGTAGGAGCCTGTCGCTTTATACACCCGGCGGTCAATGGTTGTCAGATAGTTTGCACCAGTATCCACCAGTCCAGTTTCCATCTTAATCTTCTCAAGACAGAGCTTTGTACCTCTCTTGATCAGGACGTATAGCTCAGTGTCGATGAAGAATGAGGAGTATATGTTCCCACCGAATGTGAACTTAGACCATGATGCGACCAGTCGCTGGTCACCACCTTGGTAGTAGGTGAAGCAGTACATGCTGGTGTCATCAGTGTCTGTGACAGCAACGAGCATATTCTCATGCGTTGATGCCGCAAACGATTTGATATTGCCTTGAATGTACTTCGGAACTTGGGCAGAGATCTCAACGGCATCGAACTGGATGTCAATCTCATTGACTTTGTAGAACTGTTTGACACCGTTGAATGATCCCCGAGGAAACGCAAAGAACAGGTTGGACCCTGAGACCATGGGTTTGGTGGTTGGGGTGATTTCAAACTCAGTCTGAGAAGTAATTGAGGCTGTCAGGGGAGACAGGAAGCTATCACTCTGAAGACTGAACTGTGATGTGTCGGAGAACAGGATAAGCCTGTTGGAGAAGGGCACAGCATGCTTGAGGTTGGACACAGAGGTGCCACCAACGGCAATGTCAATGACTGCTGAGTCCAATAGCTGTGCTGTTGTTGTCCTGAAGAAGTTGAAGTATTCACCGACTTCAGAAAGAATTACATTCTCACCAGACAGGAATACAAGACGGTTCTTGAAGAACGCAATGCCACTTATCTTGTTTTCAATGAATGTAGGAGGTGGGTTTGTGACCAGATCACCAACTGCTCTTTCGCTGAACTTCAGGTTGCCGAAGGGTGAGCTGGAGCTGGCTTCAAACTGGCCGTCTGCCTGAGTGAACTTGAATGAGCCATCGGCATTACGCACAAGGATGTGGGGAAGGGTCGTGAAGTCAAAGCCGTTCTTGATGCCACCTTGTGTGGTCTCAATCCATCGGCCTTTACCTAGCCCATCCAGTCCATCATCGGTCTGGAACTTGACGTAGTAGTCATCGACAGCAGCCTCAGGATCACCAATGACCTTGATGACCATGTTGTGCTGGGCGATTGAGGGTAGATCAGCGAAGTTCTCTACCTCGTCCTTGATCACCTGAAGGATGGTGTTGCCCTGTCCATCAGATGCAGTGAGGTTGAATGGCCTGCTGGCTGTCATGAATACAACATTCAGGTTGGATTCTGTTGCGCTAGATGTAGTGGTGACTGCTGCATCACTAGAATCCGCATCACCATCACCATCGGTGTCTTTGGTGTGGAATGACCCACCATTAAAAAGCCGCCTAATCCTGTCGGCTGTGAAGATAGCATCCTTTGCATTCTCAGGCGTGCTGCCATACCCAAAGTCACCGTCTCCACTGCTGTCTGCATCCACCAATCCGAGGTCAACCTCGTCCATACGAAGTGTCAGTTCGCACTTAGAGAATGCACCGGGGGATCTCTTGACCACAATGAGGGCTTCATTGGGCTGGGATGTTAGGTTTCTTGAGTAGGTGGAGAGTGCTGGGGCCATTGCCGTGGTCTTCTCTGTGTTCACAAAGAAGGTGACATCAGCAATAGTCACAGCTTTCAGGGATGTACTTGGGGTGGATGTGGTCATGTAGGCATAGCCCGTTTCAGGGGCTGAACCTTCACCGTCATGAGTCACAGTCTTTTCTACACCCGCCATGTCAAACACCTTGATGGTACTGGCATCGTTGCCACCATCACAAACAATGAAATACTGTTCACTGCTGTCTCTATTCACATGGTGAATGAAGAGGTCTGAAGAGGGGGAGGTAATTAGTTCTTTAATATGTTCTGTGGGGGGTCGCTTGATGAGTCCTTCGACAGGACTAGAGATAGCGTTCTCTTGTGCTTCGCACTGGTTGATTAGGCGCATTGAGTCAGGCTGTTGACTGACACCACCTACAAGGTTGGGGATATCGTTGTTTCTCAGTGACATTAATAACCACCCCTTCTCATAGCTCCTTTACGGTTGACGATATTGAACACATCGTTGTTGTCAAAGATGGTCCTATCCGCTGTGTCGCCCTCAAATTCCTTGAGAGTAGACATGCATCTCATCTCATCCTGCATGGTGAACATGTGGGACTTCTGAGATCCAACCATACGGTCTTGGAAGACACGCGCTGCTTTGATAGTTACATATCGTCGAGCAGGCTCAGGCATCTCTTCAAAGTCGTAGAGATAAACAACGGTCATTTTAAGTGAGCTTGTGAAGGTGAAGGTGTTGTTGGTCTTATCAAACAACTTATCGCCTCTTTGGACAACTGAACGACTTTCAGAGGAGTCACCGATGGTGGTGAACCCTGAGCGTCCTGAGTAATTGTCCACACGAAGTACCTCATCAGCAAGCACAATTTCGTTGTTGCTGTTGGGTGAGAAGGTAAGGTCATAAAGAGTATTGAAGTGCCAACCTTGGCTTTGAACTTCCCTAGACACTTCGTTCAGGATGTTACGGGCAATAGCCGCATCAGCACCCTGAGTACCAGTGAGGCTGACGATAGGTGGTTCACCAACTGATGAAAGGATGGTGTTGACAGCTTCTAGTTCGGTCGTTTTTGTTGGCATGTTTACTCCTAAAGAAAAGAGGACGGCCCACCCGAAGGTGGACCGCCCCGAAAGGGAGACTCAAGGTCTTTTACACCGCTATTAAGCAGTGATGATTTCGTAGCAGCATTCTTCTCGCAGAACACCATGACCCATGGCGTACTTGGCAAGCATGAGCGTACCAAGGCGATCCATCTGGTACTCAGACTCAACACCGAGGTCGAGGAGCTTGACAGTACCAACACCTTCGGTCTGGAATGCAATACCAGCAGTGTTGTACGCAGCGGCTGCTGAGTAACCAACACCGACAGTTCCGCCGCTATCATGCTCATCATAAACATCGTTGTTGATCAACGTGTTCTTGAAGATTGAACCCGCAGCATCGGTTCCCGAAGGAAGATGGTTGGACTTCATGATGCGGATGCCCGCGATCTGAGTCACTTCACCCGTAGCGATTGAACCCATACCACCGAAGTCGGTGTTGATGGCAGCGTTGCCACTCTTCACCAGCAGGTAGTACATAGCAGGAGTCAGAAGACAGTAACGACCTTCAGCAGGCACGTTCTTTTCATCCATCTTCTGAGCGATCTGACCGATTGCTTCGATCATTTCTTCAGGCTGCTCATAGGTGTTCGCAGGTTGATCATCATTGAACGTAGTCGCATCAATCTGGGCACCGAGGAACTGAGTGGAGGTTCCAGCAGCAACGCCGAAACGGTCCTTGTCAGCACGGGCACCAGCGATGACAGTACGAATAAGCGCACGGTCTGCATGATAGGCCAGTTCACGACCGATTGAGGTGGAGTACGCGCCTCTGACATCCCAGTGGTTCTTCGCCTCATCAATGTCATGAATGAATGCAGTCGAAACAAGCATTCCGTCAATCGAGATGGTGCGTTCACTGTGCTTGACAGCAGACAGGTACTTACTCTCGTCAGCGATGGCATCAGGAGTTCCCGTAGTATCCGTACCAGCGGTCAGAACTGACTCACCGGGGGTGTGATACTTCGCGGACGCAGTACCCATGACTGGGAACGTAGCCTGCTTGCCGCTGCTGATGTTGCGAGTGGTGGTGAGAGGGAGCATCATATTTGCTTCCTCAAATACTTGGAGAATTTCTCCACTGAAAACCTTCAGGAAAAGCGAATCCGCATCTCCTGCAAGGTTCTGTTGACCCAGTCGTGATGTAACCGGGTCGAAAAACATTCTTCCGTCAGACATGTTCTTGATCCTTTGTAATTAAAAGTTAATAGTTGACTGGGCTGAGTAAGTTGAGAATTCTAAGGTTGTCCCACCGCAGTAGGGCCAGAGTTATCTGGTTCTTCTTCAGCACCGATTGATCCTGCGTACCACCCTTCGGGCAGCTTGACAGAACTAGAGGACAGTTCCCATGAGGAACCATTCCAATACCATACATGGCCCCGAACATCGGAGCCTAAACGCACGAGTCCATCGGACTCATTTACGAATACGACTTTGGAACTTCCGCACCCTGTTAGCCCAAGCATTGCGCTTAGGGTTAGGAGGAGCGTCAGTTGCAGTATTTTTGTGTGTACGAATAGATTCAAATAATGGAGTAAGGATCGCAATGATAATGGCCGATATAGCTTCATACATGTTGACCCTTTCAAGTCATTTTTCTTCTTCTTCGTACTGAGCAGCCTCAGCCTCTTTGTTCTTGAGGTTGAGACGCGCTCCCGTGTATCCCAGAGCAACGAGGGCAGCAGACACGAGGCCCACAACCTGTAGCCATGGTCCGTCAGTTGGAATTACGTCTGAGGCAACCAGTCCACCAACACATGCGGCAGCGGCACTGAGCCAGAATTCCGTTGTCTTAACACCGGGCTTTTTATCCATCTTAAAATCTCCTTAGATTGCATTAGAGTTTTGAAGTCTACGGTAGACCTCTTCTCGATAGGCAGGATCTTTCCTGTACCGTTCATCTTTCATGGCGGCAACAACCTGTGCGCGTGACTGATAAGCACCGCCAGTATTGCTTTCAGTAGAAGTCTCACCCTGCATTAGAGGAGTCTTCGGAGCTACTTGTCCTGACTGGGCATAACGAGCATGAAGCCCGCTCACTGCCATCATCATTTCTTCTTTTGATCCTGCAACCATTTCGTTGAACAGGTCGATCTCGCCTTCACTAAGCTGATCAACAGCCCATCCTAGCATCTGCTTGTATTGCTCTTCACCGCCTACTGTTTTGTAAACCTCAACAATAGCCGCTTCAGCCATCTGCTTCTGGCCTTGAACATACTCATCAATGAACTCACGAGGGATGCCCGTTGCTGCCAGCTTCTGTCTCGATTCTTCTGAGACATCGCCTGTTTCATCAAACTCTGCTGAAAGAGCGGAGAACGTACCGGGATCAATCCCTGCCGCTTCTGCAACTTCTTCAGGTTCTGATGCGTTTGCTTTAGAGAACTCCTGTTCGAGCTGCTTGTACGCAAAGGCCATTGCCTCCGGTGTCTCGAACTTCTCAGGTAGCCATCCGGGTCGTTCATTGGTAGCTTCGGGGGCCGGGACTTCCTGCGTGGTTTCCTGCTCAATACTTGCAGCCTGTTCTGGGTTCATTGGGGGAGTATCTTCTCCCTTAACTTCGATCTTCTGGTAATCAGACATTTATTCTCCTTGAGTCGCTTGCTCCATCATTTGCGGAGCCATTTGTTGAGCCATCATTTGTTGTTGTTGAGCCATCTGCTGCTGTTGCTGCATCTCGGCTAGTTCTTCTTGAGATCGTACCAGACCCTTGGTATCAATGCCGAGTGCCATGGCCCTACGTTTTAGATATTCACTGACATCAACGTAGGTTTGAAGCACCTCGGGACCGAGGATCTGTCCGATTCCTGCTAAGTATGTATCAAGTCGGTTGAGGTCATTTCCTCGCCCGAGGGCTTCAATACCTGTGATGATAACTGGTTTGATCTTGTTGTCGGGTATCTTTGGTAGTGAGCCTTCTGACTTCATCTTGTTCATGACCAAGTTCACCATGGGCAAACTCAGTTCACGACTGAGGATACTGTAGATTCCACCCAACTGTCTCTCGACAGCCTGAGTTACAAGCCTTACTTCTTCTGCCGTGACTCGATCTGCATTACGAATTGATCCTTCAACCAACAGAAACGCATACGCGAGGCGTTCTTGAATATCGCGCATCGTGTTGAGTGCGACAGAGAAATCCGCTGCTTTACCAGATTGAAGTACACTGACATCATTGGCTGATCCTTCTCTAATAGCACCATTTGGAGACTCACTGAGGGTCCGTGCCCTAGTTGTACCATTGGGGTTGACCAAGAATAGGATCTTGGCTGCTGCTGCACTGCCCTCAACAATGGCTTTGGTAAGCCCTTCAAGGGATTGCAGGTCACCCATGTACTGTTCCACATAACCACGGCCATAGTTCTCACCGTCAACTCTGGACATCCTCAGGGGGATGAAGGGAGCATCTTCAGCATCCATGACACGACGAGACCCTTCGATCTCTGCGCCATTGATCTCCTGAAAGACTTCAACCTTGCCATCGTTGCGGGTGAACATCCCGGTGTAGAGGTCAATGTAGTCCTCATAAGATGTTTGATCCCCCACGGCGGGGCGTACTTCCTCGGGGAGCATCGAGGGAGATACGCTCTCCATAAGGACCACTGTCCTCACATTGCCGAGGGGGCACCTCTTAACAACATAGCGATCAAGGTGTACCACACGCATATTACCGCCATCAGGGAAATACAACAGTGCATTGCCTGTGACGATTAGGTGGCGGACAGCATCAAAGAGTCCGGTACGTACGCCTGATCGCTCAATCTCATCCATCATTGAACGCTCGATACTAGCAAGCGATTCTTCAACTTCTGTAATGATATTGTTATCAAGGGTTTCCAACTCCCGTTCGGTCTCCTCATCCAACTGAAGTCGGAAGAAGGGTGCGTTCGGGGGCAGGAGTGAGAGGAGGAGGGCGGATGCCAAGTTGTTGACACCCCGTGCGCCGATGCTTTGGTAGGGGGTACCATAGTTACGGTTGGCAGTTTTACCCTCCTCTGGGAGGAGCGTGGGAATAGTTAATGCACTGGCATCTCGACCTCTTTGGAGGTAGGAGTTGCGTTCTCCAGAGCATTTAAGGTAGGTGTTCTTGAGGGTTTCCATTAAATGTTGAGACCTCCGCCTGATGTATTAAGAGGGATCTTCAACATTGATTTACCCCGCCGCTGAGTACCCCGTCTTTTACGGACAGGATTATCTGCTCGGGCTTGTTCATTCTGTAGGGAAGGCATCTGTGGGAGCATGGGAGGTGCGGCAACCACAATCTGTGGGGGTGGTGGTGGAGGGGCCACTGGTGCCGGTGGTGGGGGGATGTTTGCAGAACCGCCGCCTGTACACATATCACAACTCCTTTACTAGGTTATCTTGTTGAAGGGTGAACTCATTGATGAGCAGCTTGACAAGCTCTCTCTTACCCGCATATATCCAGATCTCACGCTCAGACCAGCTAGGGTCAGGGCATCGTTCTGGAACACGCTCATTAAGGGCTTCAATGAGGGTCTTATCAATCGTTGGAATTTTCCTCATACTCATCCTTTCCTGTCTCTGTTTGAACGTATGCGTACAGTAGGATCGAATAATTGATTAGATCAAGTACCGTATCCTCCAGTTTTTCGTCGGGAACTTTGTACACACCAGTGTCAATGAAGGTGATCAGACGGGAGATCTTATCGGTGAGTCTCACCATAAAACCCCTCTTAGTGTCTGTAATCCCTAGTTTCTCCACCCGAGTGAAGTTGAGGAAGGGGTCTTCAGCCGCCTTACCCCCACTGTAATCGTGGTTTTTCTTCTCCATCAGACTCACTGCCTTCTCACAGAGACGGCGGTGTACCCTCAGTAGTTGATCGCGGTTCATTTTGGTTCCCATAGTATCACCTCATTTGTCTGGAAATTGTAGTCTTTAGTTGTCAGGATCTTAGCGACCCGTGCTTGTTGGAGTGCATCTTCATACGTAAGTCCTGCATCCTCATAGGATTCAAGGACAAGATCCCAGTAGTCCTTGGGGTCAGCCTGCTTGAGCTTGCGTTCAGCAGTCTTCGGCCCGACACCGGGACAGCCTGAGTAGCCATCAACAGCGTCACCCGTAAGTGCTTGGTACATAAAGTTATACGCACCATCCTCAGGGGATACTTCGGA